TGTAAATGATTCTACCCAAAGAGACTTTGATCAAGATGAAGATTATCAGCTTGCACGAAGCACTTTACGTGGGTTAATTCATAAAAGCGGAGATACTTTGGACCAGATGATAGAACTTGCAAAGAGTTCTGAGCATCCAAGAACTTACGAAGTTGCCGGTCAGCTAATTAAAACTGTAGCCGATGTTGCAAAAGATTTATTAGAGTTGCAAAAGAGAGCCAAAGATTTGCAACCAAGTAAAAATGAAGGCCCTAGAAGCGTTACAAATAATAATGTAGTTTTTGCAGGATCTACTGCAGAATTACTAAAGATGCTAAAAAAGAATAACGACGGTAATACAATTGAGCAGTAAAGCAGCATCATATAACGGCAATCCAAACCTTAAACCGATTGGAATTGTGGAAACATATACATCTGAACAGGTTAAAGAACTGATGCGATGTATGCAGGATCCTATCTACTTTATAGAAACCTATTGTAAAATTGTTTCCCTTGATAAAGGTCTTATTCCATTTAAGTTATATGATTGCCAAAAGGAAAAAGTAGATGTTATATTGAATAATCGTAAAGTTATTCTTATGGAAGGGAGGCAGCAGGGGAAAACAATTACTGCGGCAGCTTGCATTCTTTGGTATACATTATTTCAAGAAAATAAGACTGTTGCTATATTAGCAAATAAATCTTCAGCTGCCCGAGAAGTTCTTTCTAGATACGAATTGATGTATGAAATGCTTCCTATGTGGATGCAACAAGGTGTAAAGACATTTAATAAAGGTGATATTGAACTTGAGAATGGATCTAAAGTATTTACTGCAGCAACAAGTGGATCTGGTATTCGAGGTAAATCTGTAAACTGGTTGTATATTGACGAGGCAGCAATTATTCCAAATAACGTGGCTGAAGATTTCTTCACATCAGTTTATCCGACAATCTCTGCAGGCAATACAACAAAGATTCTTCTAACTTCTACTCCTTTGGGATATAATCATTTCTGGAAATTCTGGAACGAAGCAGAACAAGGTCTAAACGGATTCAAAACTTTATTTATTCCATATCACAGAATTCCTGGAAGAGATACAAAGTGGGCCGAAGAACAAAAGGCAATGCTTGGAGAATTGAAATTCAACCAAGAAGTATTGTGTCGTTTCCTAGGATCATCAAATACTTTGATTTCTCCGGATACAATTTCTCAGATGTCTACAAAGCAATTCGTCTATACCAAAGATGGATTAGACATTTTGGAGGAACCAATCAGAGCTAAGAAAAATGACGATGGAACCATTGCGGGTATAAGTCATATCTATATGCTAGTTGCTGATACTTCGCGCGGAGTAGGGGGAGATTACTCAGCGTTTACAGTCCTGGATATTACTCAGTACCCCTATTCTGTAGTGGCTAAATATAGAAGTAATAAGATAAGTCCATTGATGTTTCCTAACATCATATATAAAGTGGCAAAAGATTATAATAATGCATACTGTTTAGTTGAAATTAACGATAACGGACAACAGGTGGCGGATTCATTGTATATGGATCTAGAATATGAAAACGTGTTCTTTGTAGGACACAATAGCAAATCTGGACAATATTTGTCTGGTGGATTTACGCAAGGCGCTGGTCTTGGTATAAGAACCACCAAACAGGTAAAACGTCTCGGATGTACGACATTTAAGAGTTTAGTTGAAGGTACAAAATTACTGATACATGATCCTGAGATAATTGAGGAAATATCTACTTTTATTGAAATTCGAGGAACGCACAAAGCAGACGAAGGATATCATGATGATTTAGTAATGTGTTTGGTATTATTCGCATGGGCGACAAACGAACCGTTCTTTAAAGATTTGACAGATACGAATTTGAGAAAAGTTTTGTATGAGGATCAGTTTAAACAGATTGAAGAGAATTTGACTCCTTTTGGAATAATAAATACTGGTATATCGGAAAAAGAAGCACCAGAAATTATAGGTGACGATGTTTGGTTTTCTCAAGATCCTGCAAAAGAACTTGAAAAACTTAAAACAAAATGGATGGAAAATGTCTAAAACGCTATACTTATAAATAAATAGTAATCATAGTTATAAAACTATATAAAAATCTTTAAGGAGAATAAGATGGCATTTCAGCTCTCACCCGGTGTATTAGTACAAGAAAAGGATTTAACCGCAATAGTCCCTTCTGTTGCTACTTCTGCTGGCGCATTTGCTGGCGCCTTCCAATGGGGACCTGTTGGCCTGGTTACCACAATTGATTCTGAAAATAATTTAGTTAAATATTTTGGCGGACCTACAGATACAACGTATGGATCTTTTTATACCGCAGCAAATTTCTTATCATATGGTAATAACTTAAAACTTGTTCGTGTTGTTAATGAAGGTATTGCAAAGAATGCAATTGCAAATACAAGTGCAACTGCAATATTAATTAAGAATTTTGATGATTATATACAAAATAGATCATCCGGTAGCAATGGAGTAGGGGAATTCGCGGCAAAATGTCCTGGAGATTTAGGAAATTCCTTAAAAGTATCAATGGCCGATGCAAACACGTGGTCAAATTGGGTATATAGTACAGAATTTAATTCTGCTCCTGGCACATCGCCAACTACTAGTGCAGTTTCTGGAAATAACGATGAGATGCACGTCGTTATCATTGATGAAGATGGTTTATGGACAGGTGTAAGAAATACAGTATTAGAAAAATATGCCTTTGTATCTAAAGGTTCTGATTCTAAGAAATCTGACGGATCTGCAAATTACTATAAAGAAGTAATTAATACCCAATCTGCATATGTTTGGTCAATGGATCATCCAACAGCAAACGCCAATACATCTGGATGGGGCACAACAGTAGCTGCTAAAACTTTTGGAAATTTAAGTTCAAATATCACAGTATCTTTATCAAAAGGTATTTCCGATGAAGCAAATATTTCGGCTGGAAATGTAATTACAGGTTTTAATAATTTTATAAATACAGAATTATATGATATTAGCCTGATTCCCTTAGGTCCATGGAGCAATACAACATCCGTAGCATCAACCGTTGTTGGAATCGCAGAAGCAAGACAAGATTGTGTAGTATTCATTTCTCCAAGTTTAGAATCAGTTGTTAGTGTTTCTCCATCAATTCAAGCAACTAACGTAACAGCATTTAGAAATAATTCATTGAATATAAATTCCAGTTATGCGTTTATGGATTCTGGTTGGAAATATCAATACGACCGATATAATGACAAATATCGTTGGATACCATTAAATGGAGACGTTGCAGGTTTATGTGCAAGAACAGATAATATTGCGGATCCTTGGTTTAGTCCTAGTGGATTTAACAGAGGTCAGATTAGAAATGTTGTTAAACTAGCTTTCAATCCTACTCAAACTGATAGAGATACGTTGTACAAGGCAGGAGTAAATCCCGTAGTAGCATTCCCCGGAACAGGTACTGTTTTATATGGCGATAAAACTATGTTGGCTAAACCTAGTGCATTTGATAGAATCAATGTACGTAGATTGTTTATTGTTCTAGAAAAAGCAATATCAACGGCATCTAAATTCCAGTTATTTGAATTTAATGATGGATTTACTAGAGCACAATTTGTTAATTTAGTAGAACCATTCTTAAGAGACGTTAAAGGCCGACGAGGCCTTACCGATTTTAAAGTTGTTTGCGATGAGACAAATAATACCGGCGATGTAATAGATAGAAACGAATTTAGAGCGGACATTTATGTTAAACCTGCTCGTTCTATAAACTTCATTACATTAACTTTTGTTGCTACAAGATCTGGTATTTCTTTTAACGAAATCGGCGCATAATTAAAAAACGGAGAATATAAATGGCAACTAATTTTAATATTTCTGAATTTCGAACAAAAATTCAAGGCGGCGCTAGACCAAATCAATTTAGCGTATCAATAATCGAACCCCCAGGTTTGCAAGGCAGTTTAGATCAGATGGCATCTATTACCCCATTTTTAGTTAGTGTTGCGGAATTACCAGGACAAACAATTGGTGTTACTCCTGTATATTATAGAGGAAGAGAAATCAAACTAGCTGGAGATAAAGTTTTTGCTCCCTTTACGTGTACAGTTTTAAATGATGAAACTATGTTACTTAGAGATTATATGGAAAAATGGATGCAGTATATTGAAAGTAATGTCAATAAGGGAGTTTCCGGTATTTCTGGCATAACAAATCCGGCACAATATCTCGGGCAAATACTTGTTAATCAATTAGACAGACAAGGCAATTCATTAAGAGCTTATAGATTGGTTGATGCGTTTCCTGCAGATATTTCTCCTATAGGATTGGATTTCTCGGCAAATGACCAGATGTCTACGTTTAGTATAACATTCCAATACCAAACATTTACAATAACCGGTACGAATGGCGCAATAGGCAATCTTTAATTTTTGGATTTAAATAATGGCAATTAATATATTAGGCTATACAATTAGCCGTGACACTGATGTGAGCAAACAGGCGCGAACACAATCGTTTGTGCCGCCAACGACTGAAGATGGAACCGCTACCGTACAAGGCGGCGGGTACTTTGGTACATATTTGGAGATGGATGCAACTGCAAAATCGGAGGCTGAATTAATTACCCGATATCGCGAAGCATCTATGTATGCAGATTGTTCTACAGCAATTGATGAAATTGTTACTGAGGCAATTGCAGCAGTTGAAGATGAAGCGGTTGTACAGATTAATTTAGATGCACTTGATGTTCCGGATAACATTAAGAAAGCAATACAAGAACAGTTTAACACAATTGTTAGACTTCTTGGATTTAATCTAAAAGGATTTGATATATTCCGTAGATGGTATGTGGACGGTAGAATTTATTATCAAAAGATTATTGATGAAAAGAACCCTAAGAAGGGTATCATCGAGTTAAGACAAATTGACCCACGAAAAATTCGTAAGGTCAGAGAGATTAAAAAAGATAAAGATCAAAAGACAGGTGTTGATCTTATTAAATCAATTGAAGAATTTTTCATCTATAATGAAAAAGGTATAAATTATCAGCCAAATTATCAGACTGCGGCGACAGGTGCAAACCAAGGTCTACGTATATCTTTAGATTCTATTAGTTATGTACCTTCTGGTTTAAATGATTCTGAAAAGAATGTTGTTTTAAGTTATTTACATAAAGCAATTAAGCCGGTGAATCAGTTAAAGATGATGGAGGATGCATTAGTAATCTATAGATTATCAAGAGCACCTGAACGAAGAATATTTTATATTGATGTTGGCAATTTGCCTAAGTTGAAAGCTGAGCAATATTTAAAAGATATTATGGCTCGCTATCGTAATAAGATTGTTTATGATTCCGCAACAGGCGAAATCAGAGACGA